GTAACAGGCTCTGGTCGAGTCGGCATCGGCACGGCAACACCCAACTCCACCTTTCAAGTTAGTGGTTCTCAAGCCGGCAAATATACAGTTATATCTGGCAGTATGACGTTAGATGAAACTCACTACATAGCAGACCTTACGGGCGCCATTGTCGCAACCGTAACTCTCCCAGCTGCTAGTGGAGTTACTGGAAGAACATATCACATTTTGACTACCTACCAGGGCGATGAGATACTTACGATTACCGGCTCTGGCGGCCAGTTTATGGGTTCCAACCAGCAAGCGGGCCCAGAGGACGAAATCTTCATCACCGGCTCCGCGCAGAGCGTTACGTTGGTGAGTACTGGTGCGTATTGGTTTATTTTAACAGATAACAGACAGCAAGAAGGCGGCGGCGGGGACTAAGAGCACTATTATGGACAGCAATACGCAACTATTAGTCATTTCCCCATCTTACGAACTATTTATTTTTGATAAGTCATCAGATTTGGAGTAATTTCTATGTCTTCACTATTAGAAGAAGCTATTGTAGACGCTAAAGCCCTCAAGGAAGCCGCACTTAAAAATGCGGAAACTGCCGTATTGGAGAAGTATTCGGGAGACGTTAAAAAAGCCCTCGATACACTCTTGGAGCAGGACGAAATGGGACTAGAGGAAGATACAGAAGTATCCGACGAACTTACAGAATTTATTGATGAAGTGCCGTACGCCTTTCAGAATGAAGAACTCGACGCGCCTCACGCAGAAGAAATAATTGAGATTGATTTTGATGCCCTTAAAACACGGATTGCTGAAGAAGAGACCGAAGGCATAGAGCCATCAGTAGGTGAAATGGATAGTTCAGAAGAAGTCGCCCTCAACTTACAAGAAGATGATTTTAAAGACTTCGAAGAAGATGAAGACAAAGCCGAAGAGTCTACGGCCGCCGCGTCCTCTGGTGGCGGAACCGCCGGACTCCCCCTAGAAGAAGACGAAGACCTTGACCTTACCGAAGAGATGCTTTCTGATCTTATCGAAGAACTGGTTGTAGATATGACCCCACGACCACAGGGATGGTCATCTATGAACTCTGCTGACAACAGCATTGAGCAGGCCAATAATATGGCCATGGGAGCTGCACAAGCTGCCCACCTCGAAGAAGAAGAGGAAATTGAAGAAGTATCAACTGCACCTGACGTTGTGTCAGATGCGGAATTGTTCGAGAGTAAAATCTCTGAACTTACAAAATCCAACCGAGAGCTTCGTGCTCTTATTATGGAAGCCAAGAATCAGCTTACTAAGTTGAACTTGGAAAACGCCAAGCTTGTTTATCAAAACAAGGCTTTGAATAGCGCCTCCTTGAATGAGCGGCAAAAAAATCAAATTGCCGAAGCTATTCAATCTGCCACTTCTGTTGAAGAAGCGAGCATGATCTATGAAACAATTCAAAACGCAGTGGGCGTCTCAGCCTCAAATAAGAGGATGAGACCACAAACACTTCGTGAAGCAGTTCAGAGACCTACGTCGCTTTTGATCAACTCTAAGAAAAACAACACGGTAACTAAGGACCCAGCAATGGGTCGTATGCTGCGTTTAGCAGGTTTGAATAAATGACATTCAACAACAAATTATAGGAGGTTATAAAATGTCTATTGTACAGAAATTAACCGAAGGAATCGTTAACCGAGATCTCTCGGCAGAAGGTGCTGCACTTATTAATAAGTGGGAAAACACCGGTCTGCTTGAAGGTCTCCAAAACGATGCTGCCCGTCAGGGTATGTCTCGATTGCTTGAGAACCAAGCAAAAGAGTTACTTCGTGAGTCTTCCACTATGGCTGGTGGAGACGTCGAGGGTTTTGCGGCTGTCGCATTCCCCCTCGTTCGCCGTGTATTCGGCTCCCTGATCGCCAACGATCTCGTTAGCGTTCAGCCGATGAGTTTGCCTTCGGGCCTCATCTTCTTCCTCGACTTTACGGTCGGGAATACCATCGGTGATGGTTTAGCCGCACCGAATCCGCGCTTGGGTTATCCAACTGCTTCGTCACTCTATGGTGGCGGCAAAGTTGGTGCTGAGATCACCGGAGGTATTAGTCTTACGGGTGTTAACGCTGAGCGTGGCCCGTATGCTCTAAACAACGGCTACTCGTCACCAACCGGTTCGGCTAGTACGAACTTCCAGGATGCGGGCGCCACTGATACTGGTGGTGCAACTTTCCACGTTGGTGGTCTAGTTGGAGCAGGCAATACGGTCATCGATCGGATTGTCAACTTTGATCCGGACCTTTCCGGAACAATTTGTGCTGCTTATCTGCTTCCGCGGAACGCACTCACTGGTACTCTATCCACGTCGAATTTCAATTTTGATGACCTTGTGGCCATCACGGTTGATACCTCGTCTGCAGGATCGGCCGGGAGCTCCACTGGAATGTCCGGTTCCCAGGTTCGAAGGGCCACAGCTTTCTCTGGATCTAACCGAGCAAATGCTATTTTCCTCGTTTTCCAGGCTGATACTGGAGTGTCTTTGCTGACGCTTACGTCTTCGATCAACGCTGGTGACGATGGTTTGGCAGGAGCTGCTAATAAGGTGGAAGCCTGGACCGTTCGTTTCCCGATCGTAGATCGTTTTGCTGGCGGGACTCCTGCTGGTTCCGTTCTTGCGGGCGATGTTTGGGGACTTGAAGGTAATGATCAGATCCCCGAGATCGACATCAAGGTCGATTCGGTGGCTGTCACTGCTATCACCAAGAAGCTCAAGGCCAAGTGGACTCCGGAGTTAGGACAAGATCTTAACGCCTACCACAACCTTGATGCTGAAGTCGAGCTTACTCAGATTCTGTCTGAGCAGGTTGCTCTCGAAATTGATCGTGAGATTGTCGAGGACCTAGTCCGCGGCGCGACCGCTGGTGTACGTTACTGGTCTCGTAATCCGGGTCAGTTCCTGAACCGGTTGAACGGTGAAGACGATAGTCGAGGCACTAATCCTCCCGACTTCACTGGTAACGTGAGCGAGTGGTACGAGACTCTCATTGAGACAATCAATGACGTCTCAGCACAGATCCACCGCAAGACTCTACGTGGTGCTGCTAACTTTGTGGTCGTTGGACCTGAAGTTGCCAACATCCTTGAGTTCACTGCTGGTTTCCGTGCCAATGTGACTGCTGATAGTGACCGCGGCGAAGCGGGTGCTGTTAAGGTTGGTTCTCTTTCGAAGAAGTTCGACGTTATCGTCGATCCTTACTTCCCGCGTCAATTGGTCCTTGTTGGCCGACGTGGAAGTAGCTTCCTTGAGAGTGGCTATGTGTATGCACCTTATGTGCCGCTGCAGACTACGCCTACAATCTTCGGTGTTGAAGATTTCGTGCCCCGTAAGGGAGTCATGACTCGATACGCCAAGAAGATGGTGCGACCTGATATGTATGGACTCGTTGTCGTCCGTGCACTTGAAGGTGAGCTCTAATCGGCTATAGTAACTATAGCTGACGTAAGGTCAAAATAGTTAAAGCCCCGTCTCTTTTGAGGCGGGGCTTTCTATTTAGTAGTGTATCACTAGTCCGAGGAATATAAATGGCCGTTCCAAAACTGAATCCTGCGTCAACATCTAATGCAAACATATTGCCAGTTACCGGCTCTACGACCAATGTTGTATCCACCCTACCCTTTGGCATGTATGCTTCTTCAGCTCCGTTTTTATCTGGTGCCACAGACCAGGTGGCCTATACCTATAAAAAACTCGGAGGAGATGTTTTAGATATTGAACTGACCGAAGGTAATGTATATTCGGCGTACGAAGAGGCTGTACTAGAATATTCTTATTTGGTAAATCTTCACCAAAGCAAGAACTCATTATCAAGTCTTCTGGGCGCCGCAACCGCGTCTTTCAATGAAGATGGACAAATTGTTTCTGGAGATGCTCTTTCCGGATCAAACATAGAATTAAGATATCCTCATTTCGATTATGGTTATTCCCGTCGCGTGACGGAAAGAATGATTACAGAAACTGGTATTGGAGGTACTCAGCCAATATATTCTGCCTCTTTTGATAGAGTGGCAAACGTACAGGATTACGATTTGCAAACTCTTATGTCGTCATCTTCCTTGACTGCTTCGGGGTCTGCTCATTTTGGCCGTGTCCAAGATAAAAGAATTATAGTTAGAAAAGTTTTCTTTAAAACCCCACGAGCAATGTGGAGATTTTATGGTTATTATGGTGGGTTCTCAGTGGTGGGAAATATGAGAACCTATGGTCAATATGCTGATGATTCTACATTTGAAATTGTCCCGACGTGGCAAAACAAATTGCAAGCCATGGCATACGAAGACGCGCTATACACACGTGTTTCTCACTACTCTTATGAGATAAAAGATAATATGCTAAGAGTTTTTCCCGAACCAGATGTCACAAGTCCAGTGAAATTCTGGATTAATTTTACTATTGAGGACGATTATGCACCGTGGGAGGATACATCGCGGGGTAAAAATGGAACTGATGGAATCAATAATATGAATACATTGCCTTTCCAAAATATTCCTTACGCAAGCATTAATTCAATTGGCAAGCAATGGATTCGTCGGTTTGCTCTAGCTCTTACCAAAGAGGTGTTGGGACAAATCCGAGGTAAATTTTCAACCGTACCAATCCCGGGCGAAAGTGTCACACTAAACTTTGCTGATCTTCTTGCCCAGGCAAAAGCCGAACAAGACACTCTTAGGGAAGAATTGAAGACGATACTGGATGAGATGACTTATGAGAAGTTGTCAGTTTCCGACTCATCTATGCAAGACTCTACAAAGAAAGTTATGGAGAATGTCCCCGCCGGCATTTATGTGGGATAGTTAAATGCCAAATAGTAAAAGAACCGAAAAACAAATAAAAAACAAAAACAAAAAGGCATATATCGGCGACAAAAAAGTTGCAGATAAGGTGCAGAGAGTTGAATTTGGTGACTCATCCCTTGAAACAATTGATAAGGCCGTCCTTAAATATGTTAATGAAAGACTAGACATTTCAGTTGACACTAATGAGGGGTTCAAGAAGGTGCCTGTTTTGTGGGTAACGGCAGAGAGAGCATATCAACTTAAACATAATAAAGATTTGAGAGATTCACAAGAAACTTTAATTTTACCATTGATTACTATTAATCGTACCAGTATTGAAAAGAACCCTGCGTCTGAATTTGCTATTCCGGCTGCCAATATTCCTGAAGTGCGAGATGCACTGGGGGGAAGCATCACGATCGCTAGAAGAATAAATCAAAAGAAGACAGCTGAGTTCCAAAATGCGTATTCAAAGCGCAAATATGGTAGCTCTAGATCTACATGGCCTGCAGTTCCGCCCACGAGAACAGTGTATGAAACAATAACCATTCCATTCCCTACTTGGGTGGCTGTCAATTATGAAATTTCCGTACGCACCGAATATCAGCAACAAACAAACGAAATACTTAGAAAATTTATTCGTCAGGGAGGCCTCAATCGAATGCCATTTAGAATTGAAAGCGATGGTCACAAATATGAGGCTTTTATAGACGGGTCGATCACTAATAATTCTAATGTAGCTGATATAGGGATGGCACAGAGAAATTATGAATCTTTGGTGGGCTTTAAAGTACTTGGATACCTTTTCGGAGATGGTGACAACCAAGAGAGGCCCAATATAGTAAAGAGAGAGAATGCAGTAGAAGTTAAAATCCCTTCTGAGCATGTAATATTTGGCGATGTACAGGACTTCCTGGATAATTCCGGCTTTTATAGAGAGTAAAGGTTGTTTCAAGTTTTATTTTACTATTTATTCTTGAACGTTGACGTTTATATAGGAGAATACAACAAATGCCCGTAGATAGTTTTAGATTTGTATCACCCGGTGTTTTCATTAATGAAATTGATCAGTCACAGGTCAGCACTACCACCACAATAGGCGCTGGGCCTGTAATTTTTGGCGTTGCCGAAAAAGGACCAGCCCTGGTCCCAACCAGAGTATCGAGTTTTAGCGAATTCGTTGAGATTTTTGGCGACCCAATTCCCGGCAGCTCTGCTAATGCAGATGTCTGGAGAAATGGAAACTACAATAACCCAACATATGGCGCATATGCCGCTCAAGCCTATCTTGCGAACGGTTCTCCCCTAACGTTTGTTCGCCTGGTGGGTGACCAGGAATCTGGAGGTACCAAAGCCGGCTGGACGATCCCCCGCCTCGTGCAAGGCGGGGGCGTTCAAACATCTGCAGGCTCTAGCTATGGATTATTTATCGTCGGAACCGGCAGCTCGCAGGTCACCGGCGACGTCGCCCTAGCCAGCGCTGGCGAAGGAATGCTCGCTGCTGTTTTCCATCTTACGGGTAGTAGCACAACTATTGAGCTAAACGGCACTCTCGGAATTGATAAGGGCAGCGCACCGTCATTCAACGCAGCCGCGGCCCTTATTGCTCCACGTGGTGTAGGCAGCAATAAAGAATATCGCGTTAGAATCTCGGGGTCTAGCGAAGTACTGGAAACAACCTTCAATTTCGACCCCAAGTCTTCTCGATATATAAGAAATGTTTTTAATACAAACCCACATCTTTTAAATACAGCTATTACCCCCGCTGCAAACCAGAAAGACTATTTCCTAGCAGAATCGTTTGACCGAGCAGTGCTGGATAGTGTCGGGCAATTCTCCAATGGTTCGGCTATTGATAAAGCTGACTTCACCGGTACTCTGGCTGTTTTGATTTCCCTGAAATCCGGCTCTGCCGGAGTATTTGGTGGTGATCATCAGGAAGGGTATGTTACTCCCGGCACTCCTTGGATTGTCAGTCAGGATTTAACAGACCTTTCGTCTAGTTATGATGTCAATAACACCGTCCAGCGCTTGTTCCGCGTGATGTCACGTGAAGGAACTGAGTACGCGCAATCACATTACAAAATTTCTCTTTCTGATATTAAAGCGTCGACCAACCCCCAGTATCAACCACATGGAACATTCACGTTGCTAGTACGGGATATTAAAGACACCGATGAAGATCCTAGAATCATAGAACAGTATAATAATCTAAATCTTAATCCCGCTTCTCTTAACTATATTGGAAAGAGAGTTGGTGACCGTTCATATAGCTACGACAGTGTTAACCAAAAGTGGAAAGAATTGGGACAATACCCGGTTCAGTCTAGGTTAATCCGAGTCGAAATGGATGAGACCGTTGATAATGGAGCAGCAGATTCTTCACTTCTCCCATTCGGATTCCGCGGCATTCCGACGTATACCGGGTGTCAAATCCAAAGTGGTTCCGAGCAGGTATTGGCCTTCGGTACGCGATCAGGCACCACTATTACTTCTGGCTCTGCGACAAACACTTCACTCTGTGGTCCTGGCGCTGCAAGTGGTTCTATACCAGCCAGCGCAATGCCCGACGTTGGCTATGGCCTAGGCCCAGCGAACCAAGGATCCGCTGTCAGCTTTGGGACTTCCATGAGCCCGGACAACACTCGACAGTTGACGACCGCAAGTCTGGCTTTCCCTCCGTTGCCAATGCGAAGTAAGGCTTCCGACGGGCGCCTCTCTAAGTACACCAATGCATTCTTCGGATTAAGTACAAATCAAAATGCAACAACTCAGATTTTTGATGGGACGATCAGAGATCTGGTTAAAATAAAAGCTACCAGTGTTGGCACAGATAACACTATTTTGAGTCCTGGGTTTTCGTTAGATGATTTAGTATTTTCTACCGCCGACGGTGCAACCCACAGTGGTTCTGACATCTTCATGTATAACGCGACGATCGCCGGTGCTTCGGATCCAATGTCTCCCAATCTGGGTAACATCCGCCGTGGCACTCCAGAAGGAGGCCGCCGTGCTGGAACTTCCATGACAGCTGTTAGCGCTTCTTATACCGAAGTGCTGGATCGGGGATATAACAGGTTTACTGTACCGATGTACGGCGGGTTTGATGGGTTTGATCTCTTTGAGAAGAATCCGTTTAATAACACGCGCGCCCTAAATAATGGTGGCACCAAGACAACAGCTGCCTATCCCATGTATTATACTCTCCGTAAGGCAATTGACTCGGTGAATGACGTAGACCAGGTTAATATTAACATGGCTGCGATGCCGGGTGTTACAGACAAAGACGTAACAAACTATATGCTAGCCATGGCCGAGCAGAGAAAGGATACTCTTGCGATTATTGATCTTGCTAACGGATATATCGCGAACACCGAAGGTACTCAGTCTTTCAGTGCCCGAGTAGGTAGCTCTGTTAGTACAATTAGCGAGGTTAAAGACCGTAACCTGAATTCAAGTTATGGTGCTGCATACTATCCCTGGCTCCAAATTAATGATAATTCTAAGGGCGCTCGACTATGGGTTCCACCTTCTACGGTGGCAATGGGTGTTATGGCATCGTCAGCTGCTCGATCGGAGCTTTGGTTTGCTCCTGCTGGGTTTAACCGCGGTGGCCTCAACAATGGCTCCGCTGGCCTTAATGTGGTCAATGTAATTGAGAAGTTAACCGCAACACAGAGGGATAATCTCTATGAGGTGAATGTCAACCCAATTGCGTCATTCCCAGCTGAGGGTATTGTGGTGTTCGGTCAAAAGACACTACAAGCAACTCAATCAGCACTGGATCGGATTAATGTTCGACGCCTCATGATCTTCTTGAAGAAGGAGATTAGGTTAATCGCGAACAATATTTTATTCGATCCAAATGAGCAGGTTACTTGGAATCGATTCCTCAATCAGGTCAACCCCTTCTTATCTTCTATTAAGAATCGGTTTGGTCTGTCGGACTATCGGGTTATTTTGGACACCTCCACAACAACTCCAGACATGGTTGATCGAAACATAATGTATGCCAAGATTCTTCTGAAGCCAACTCGAGCAATTGAGTTTATTGCACTTGATTTCGTGATTACAAGATCGGGAGTAGAATTCGAATAATAAAGAGGGGGGTTTTACTCCCCTCTCACTATTTAATTTAAAGAGGATATTAAAATGGCAGAATTTTGGAGTTCAGCAGCACAAGAGCCAAAACGCTCACATCGCTTTTTGGTAGATTTCACTTTACCCAGTGGAACTAGTACTCAAATTTACGCAAGAACGTTTCAAAAGCCAGCGTATACGATTGGCGTAACCGAGCACCAGTTCTTGGACAAGACTTTCTATTACCCCGGTCGTGTGAGTTGGAATGAAATTACAATGCAGTTTGTTAACTCACTGGACCCGGATATGGATCTCGAGCTTCAGACAATTTTGCTTCTTTCTGGTTATCAACTTCCTGACGATGTTGCAACAGGGGGCTCTGTTACTAATCCTGCTACAGTCAACAAGCAGAATGCGGTTGGCGCGCTTGGGGGAGGCGTTCGTGTCTCCGAAGTGGACGGCAATGGCCTAACAATCGGCACGTACGATATTCATAATCCTTTTATTACATCAGTGAGTTATAGTAATCTAGATTATGGTACTGAGGACTTGTTAACGGTTGATATCAACATGCGTTATGACTGGGCTACCTATATTCTAGGCGGCTAGATAGGGGGAACCCAAAATGGCCCTCACAATCCCCGGCCTCACACCGGGAACTACAGCAAAAAACCGTCGTTTTTGGGACGACACATTCGTAGAGCCAAAACAACAGCATAGATTTGGTATTAATTTCCCTGTTTATATGAACATGGGCCCCGAAGATACTTCGGAACTTGCGCAACTTTATGCCGCTGCCGAAGCGAATGGCGGCGTCGATGCCACACAGGGCCGGAGTCTTAAAGTAGGCCCCAGCAATAGGTACAGGAATATTGGGACAAGGTCAGACGGATATGGAAAAGGTGGCCTATATCTTCGTACAAGTGAATATATAGGCTTTTCTTTTACTCCTCCTGCTCTGTCCTTCACACAAGGCTATACGGACACTGAGGTCGGCGGTGCTTATCAGCCAGACGATAGCAACAACAAATATG